GCGGGCAGGATGTTCTTGGTGTAGAACTCTTCCGGCGTCTGCTGCATGTAGTTGAACGTCGAAGACCCGATCGTGTCTTCCTCGAAACGCGACCAACCCTGATGGGCGATGAAGTGCCCGGCCCGTTGCATGGCCCGCATGTCGGCCAGCGTCGCGCCAACGGATGTCCCGACCAGTCGCGGCTTGCAGAAGAACGTCCCGAGAATCCCGCGCTTGTCGAACTCGCGGGCAACGCGCCACACGTCGGGGAAACAGTCGTCGTCGCGGAACGCGATGTACCGCTTGGATGGGTCGTTCTCAAGGAACTGAACGGTGTCGAACGTGATCGACGCCGCTTGGCCGCTGCGGGGCTGCACAAAGAAACGGAACAAATCGACCGCCGTTTCGTCGAACGTGCCAGCCGGGATCATGTTCTCGGTGACTTCGAGCCAACCCGGACCCGCACACGCCGAGGCGTCCATTTGGTTGTATTGCGCCAGCCATTGAGAGTGGACGTTTGCGCCTTCCTGCATCGTGAACGTCACGAGGTTGATGTTGGACGTTGCCAGCGTGTTCGCATTGGCCGAGTCCGCGTAGAAACGGGCAAACATGGTCGGGGGGACGCCGCCAGCACCGGAGATGTTCTGCCCGCCCGGACCGCTCGACGACACGCGGTAGTCGTAGCGAATCTCGGTTGTCTGGTTCGCGGTGCCGGTCACATTGATTGAGTACGGCGCAGACTCCGATGTCTGCACTTCACCCGACCAGCAGTTCGTGTAGTCCTTGCTGCCTGTGCCGGTTTCCACCCGGCATCGGTCGGTGCCGATGGTGCCCGTTCCCGGCAGGAGGTCGAATGGCAGCACAAACTGCGGTGCCCTGCTCTTGGCCTGATGACCGAACGAGTCGGGGCGACCGCGATACTGAAGCAGCGGGGACAGCCGCGAATCAAGGTCGTCTGCCAGTTGCACCGACGCCCGCTCGCACAGGTCCAGAGTGCCGGTTAGATTGACTACAACAAGTCGATACTGATTGAAGCGGGGAACCACGAACACACCAGTCGTGTAGACAAGGCCCAACGGGACCGCCGTGTCTGTGTCGTTGTTGCGACCCTCAACCCGCACCAGCCCAGAACTGGAAAACTTGAACCGCAGCGGGATTGTCGGCGAGGACGCGGTGTTCGCGCCCCAGCCGGTCGTGCCCGTTGTGGAAAGGTTGCGTGCGAGTATCATGGTTCCCCCTAAAGAAACCGCCCCGCGTTTCCACGGGGCGGATCGAATCAGTTGTTACCGTGCGCCAATGACGCCGTAGGTAATGTCGATGGTGCCGGTCACGGTCAGCGTGCCGTTCGCCGTCGAATCGGTCGCGCTTGCGCCAAAGTTCAAGAACAGGTCCGTGGCGGTTGCGGTGCCGTTGGAAAAGACGCCAGCCGACGTAGCGGTGGAACTGGTTCCAACGGAAGCCGCCAGGGTAATGCTGGTAGACGCAAGCAGACTGGCCTGCGTCGAGTCCAGCGTGTCGCCCGTGGCTTCGGCGGCGGTGCCCAAGGAATATTTGAGCGTGCCTGTCGCGCCGATGCCAGCCCCGCCGTTGACGGCGGTGAAGTTGACGACGGCCCCGCGAATGTCGAGAAGGCCAAGCGGCCAATCGCCAAGTTGCAGAGCGGCATAGCCGCCGCTTGCACCGTTGTCAACCCAAGGGATTGATGCGTTGGTAAACGTGTAGACGGCGGTGCGATAGATGCCGTCGCCGTAGTGCTTGACCGAAACACCCGCAGCGGTTGCGGCGGTTGTAATGGCGATAACGTCGTTAGCCTTGGGAGGCCGAGACGACCCGATAGAGGGACTTGCAGTTGCAGATGACATATTTGTGTTCTCCTTGTGGGGTTGGGATTAGGCGTCGGAGTCGTTGACCTCAATGACGCCAGCGCACCACGGATGCAACGAACCCGCACCCATGAGAACCTGCGACTTGATGAACATGGTGTTGCGACGCTCATCGGGCACCAACGCCGACTCAACGCCGCCGTGCTGCACGATGCCGATGGGGGCCATGCCGTACTGACCGCCAGCCGCCACGACCGCGACGGGGCGACCGACAGCAATGTTGCTGTCCGTGACCTCGAACGTGCCCTGGTACTTGCTGGGGCCGGTGGTGACGTTGGCACTCGGGAGACGGTTCTTGGCGACCATCACCTCGAAGCCAGCGATCTTGCCAATTAGACGGCTCTGAAGGTTGTTGCCGCTGGCGTTCTGGGCGTACTGCACGTCCCAGATGCCGGTGTCCTTCGACAGCACGCGGCGGATGTAGGGGTCGATCCACATATAGCGGCCGGCCTCCGGCACGTTGTCGTTGTCCATCGCCTCGGCAAGAGCCTGGGCGTCGTCAAGGAAGTTGGACGCCCCGTTTGTGGACACGGGGTACGCCTCAGCAACCGTTTCGTTGGTGCCCGAAGCAATGTCGCGGGTGACGCGGTTGCCGCCGCTGTGAACGGTCAGGCCGTTCTTGCTAACGGACGCGCTGCGAGCGGTGAGAACGAGCAAACGGGCGAGCCGGTTGTCGTAGAACCGCGCGATGCGCTCGCCGGTCTTGCGGGCAAGCGGGCCAAGAATGTCGAAGTTGGCAATCTTCATCTGGTCGAGCGGCACGTCGTGATGGGCCACAACGATGCTGTCGATCGTGATGTTGCCCTCGTCAATCTCAAACTGCTGACCAAGCAGTTCATCGCCGGGGGTGTGTTCCTCGGGGTCGGGAGTGTCGGCCATCAAATAGAACTGGTGGCTGCTGCCCTGCGTGATGATCTTGCGCTGAATGGCCGGGCTGTCCGCGAAGATCACTTCGTCGCGGAACGCCTCGACCACGCCCAACTGAAACATTTCCTCTGGCGACAGGGCATACTCGGTGCCTGCCGCGTTGTTGAGGAAGCGAGACGGATTACTCGAAGACATGGGTTCACCTCATGGGTGGAAAGTGAGAAAGTGCAAAGAACGCGCTTCCGGCACTTGCCGCGCACGGGGTGTCCACGGGCTTCTTGCGAAGGTGTCCGTAGGCCCGATTGCCAGCGAAATGTGACCGTGGCGACGCGACACTCGACGGCCTAATGGCTGTGTGTCACGCGACCAGAAAACACGCGGGCGTCTTACAACGCCCACGGGTGATTACTTCTTGAGACGGGCCTTGCTTGCCTGCTCGATGCTCATGCCGACAGGACCGGAAATCTCCGATTCCTCGTCAACAACAGGCTTTGCCGGAGCGGGCTTGCCCAACTCCTTTTCGAGTTCAGCGATGCGGGCGCGTGCGGCGACCAGTTCGTTTGCGTTCGCGTCGGCCTCGTGCAGAGGACGCGAAGTGGTCTTGGTCTTTGCGATTGCGGCGTCGATCGCCGCGTTGAGTTCTGAGGCGTGGCCGGTGGTCCACTTGAGGCCGGTCTTGGCGTCGAAGATGATCGCGTACTTGCCGGTCTTGTTCTTCGTGGTGCATCCGCCCGAGTGAATCGACGCTGCGTTCTCACTCATCCACTTTGCGTACTTCGTCATGGTTGCCATCGAGATTCCTTACGAGAAGCGGCGGTTGATTTCCGCCATGTGTTCTTTGAGCGTGCGTTGGGCAGCGATGTCGCCTTCCTGCGCACGCTTGTTGAGGTCTTTGAGTTCCGCGAGGTTCTTGGGGGCGTTGCCGATGGTCGCGGGCATGGTGCCCACGATCGCCTTGAACCCGCGATTTGCCTCGTCGTACTTGGCCTTCACGAGACGCACGGCGTCAAGTGCGGCCTTCGTGTCGGTGCCCGTGATCGCGGCGTTGCGAGACTTCGCCTCGTCGGAATCGAGGTTCGACGCGGCCCACCGCATGAGGTTTTCGTAGTCCTCTTGCTTGCCGCCCGCGATCTGGAAAGCGTTCTGCCGGACCTGCTCCTGCGTCTCTTTGACGCGAGCGGCCTTGATTTCGGCGGCTTCCACCTGCCCAACGAAGATCGCGTTGAGCGCGTCCTTGTTGAGCCGGTACACCTTGCCGTCCGCGCCCTTGACTTCGATGTTCTTGAACTTGGCGAAAGCGTCGTCGTCGATGCTCCGGTTCTTCACCAGAGTCTCGCCGAACGCCTTGTTGTCCAAGCCCACGGCCTTGAACAAGCCGTCGATGTCCGTCTCGGCGTACTCCGGTTCCTTCGGGGCGTTGCCCGCGACGGTGCCGTAGAACTTCACCGCCGCATCACGGCTGGCGAAGATGCCGTTGTCGCCGTAGAGCGGACCATCGGGAACGGGGATGTTGCGATGCTTGAACAACTCGCGTGCCCCGTTCTGGAACGCGGTGTCGTCCTTGAACTTGCCTGCGATCAAATCCGGCTGCGGCTGTGGGGGCGCGCTGGCCGGTGCCGCTGGTGCGGCGACCTGCTCTGCCATTCTGCTTCCTTTCGCTTACGCTGCGGGCGGGGCGGCCTGCTGCTGTGCAATGCCACCCGCCGCGCGTGCTGCTTCCTGAGCGACCGAAGTGGCCGCTTGGACCTTGACCTGATCCGCCATCGCCTTCCGTGCTTCCTGCTCCAACTGCTCGGGCGTCTTGACAAGGCCAGGTTCGGCCACGCCAAGCGTGCGAGCGGCGAGAGAGAGCAACACCCCCACGTTGATCTGCCGTGCCGCCTCGGGTCCGAGCGAACCCGCGAGTTGCGCGAGTTGCAAAGCGGCCTCGGCGCGACGCTTCTTGTCGATCGCTTCAAGGCCCGTCAGCGAGACGACTTCGGCGTAATCGAGTTTCTTCTTGTCGAGCAGGCCCGTTCGCGTGCCCATGTCGATCGCGGCCCACAACAGAGGCTTCTGCTGCTCGTCCACGATCGTCGCGTAGAAGTCGCCAAGCCAGCCCTGCAACTGCTCGGCGGTCTGCTTCCATGCCGTGCTGTGGCGTCCAGCCTCGCCGGACGGGGCGGCGTCAGCGTCCAAGAGCATCGTCTTGGCAAGCGACATTTGCAGGCGTTCCCACACCTGCGAGACAACGCCGAAATCGGCGATCTTGTCAACCTTGAGAACGGCCACGTCGGTAGCAACGCCACCCTCAACGCGAGCGTTGGGGATAATGCGACCGGACGGAACAGACAAGTCCTCGGGCGTGAGTTGGCTCAGGCGGTCGAGGATGAAATTGAACTTGGATGCGGCCTCGGCCCAGTCCTTCATGCGACCGGCGAAGAAGTCGTTGGACGTGAAGTCGCCCGCGTACAACTCCAACAGGCCGCGCCCGTAGTCGTCGTTACCCGCACGCTTGAAATCGGTCTGGAAGATGCGGGGGGTGTCGTGCGTGACTTCGTGGACGATGACGCCAGCAATTTCCTGCTGCAACTGCCACTTGCCGTCGCGTTGACGGCGGTAGGCGGTGTAGAGGTCGAGCGGCTTGTCTTTGTCCTGCGGGCCGATCTGGGCGAGAACTTCGGGGGCGAGTTCGTCCTGCGTGACAGACTCTTTGATGACGTGCAACAGAACGTCGCCGTACCCATCGCGGCGCGTGCGGTACTGGTCGCGGCGGAACACCCGCTTGGTGAAGTCGTCGTTCCCGCGAAGGCCGATGCCCTCAAGCGTGCTGCCCGTCACGACCAACTGTGTCAGCGATTGGGTGGTGCGGGCAAAGAAACCCGACGACGTGCGGTACTTCTTGTCGAGCGAACTGGCTTCCAGTGCCGCCCGAATCTTGAGAGATTCGACGTACAACGCCTGGATCATCGCGGGGTATGTGCCCTCGCGCTTGGCGTCGAACTTGTATTCGGGGTCCACGTCCAACTCGAACCAGCCGTCGCCGGTGAAGATGGTCGAGCGGAGTTTGCCGACGACGTTGATGATGCCGCGTGCGGCAAGCGAGTCGTTGGGATTGTGGAGCGAGTCGCCGGAGCGGAACCCTTCCTGCGGCAGAACGAACGGGAGCGAGAGAGCCGCCGCCCAGCGTGCGCGCTGGAGGACGCTAGAGGATCGGCCACCCTCCGTCTGCCACAGTTTTTCGATGCTCATTTGGGGATGTAGAGTCCGGTGCCCTCGGCAGGGGCGTTGTTGAGGGGCACGATGTACGAGGCAAGGTCACGCTGCGCAGCCCTGCGGACGGCAGTAGAACGCTCGGCAGCGGCGGCTGCGGCGTCGTCCACGGCGGTCGGCGCGGGATCGGCGACGTTCGCCCGTGGCGCGCTCACGCCGAAAGCGTTGTCAACGATGTTTCCAATGGCAGTCATGGCTTGCGGTTGTGTTCTCTTGCGATCACTTCGAGGTCGTTGATGAGTTGCAACTGACCGGCCTTGAACGCCAGTTTGCAGGGGTCGCGGCACTCATCGAGGTTCTGCGGATGCCTGTCGGGGTACTTCTCGCGGAGATACGCGACGAGCAATTCGGCTTGCTCGATAGTGAGCGGGATGCGCTTCATCCCAAACGATTTCGCCGTCTGCGAGGGGCCGGAGTTGGTCATAGAGATTGACAGGCGACAAAATCGAGTCGGGCGTGTCCAGCCCGCACGCCGCGAGGTAGTCGCGGCAACTCGTAACGCAGTTGGATTGGGTGATGATGCCGCCCGTCCAGAGGTACAGAATCCCTCGGACGATGCTCACGGGTCGCGTGTCCAGCACTCGATTGGCGAGCGGGACAAGGTTCGGGACGCCGATATGTAGACAGGTCTGTATATTTACTGACCGCTCCACATAGACCGACCACGGAACCAGCCGTTCGCCGTGGTTATCGGTCCTTTCGACGACATGGGTGCCGTCACCGAACGCGACGTGTACCAAGTGGCTTCGCGTGGTCAGGGCGGTAGCGGCTACCGACGCGGACCACGGATGCCCCGAGGCGAAAAAACGAAAGCGCGAGCAAAAGCCATCGCGTTAGTCTACACTAACATCCTCAGCACATGGCGTAGTTCGCGGCAATCACGGTGTTTACGTCAAATTCGCCGCACGCTGGCGGGGGTGAAAACTCGATGTCTGTGTGCTGTTCTCGCCACTGTAGCCAAAGGTCTGTCAGCAAGGGGTTTGCGTGGGTTTCCGCGAACTTCCGCATGGCCGTGTCGCCCACCTGTTCGGCGGTCGCGGCGTGGCTCCAAAACGAGTCGTGAACCCCCAAGAAAGCCACCCCACGGTTGCGGCACTCCACCGCCGTTCGCATCAGAACCGCCGTGTCGATGCCATGCACAAAGTTGGGAGCCGCCCCGTTGACCTGCTGTTTGACGTGGACCTTGTTGAGCGTGTTAGCGGCCACTAACACACGCCCGAACTCGGTGTTCACGCACACGGTTGGATCCGCCGAATACGGTTGCACCGTGACCCAGCCCACCGGCGTCCGCCAGATCACTGGGCGGTTGGCCTTCGCAATCTGTTCCGCCGCGCCGCGAATCCAGTCCATCGCCTCGCACACGCGGGGGAACATGGTCCGCACGCCCTCCATGAGCCGCTTGACAATCAGCCGCTTGGCGTCGCGGGCCAAATCGCCGGTGAATCCCAACTCCACAAGGCGGGCGCGGACCTGCTCGCCAGCCCCGTATGCCGTCACGCCGTAGGGCGTCGTCATCACCGTTTGTTTGCACACCGCCTTGCCGTGCTTGGTCAGAATCTCAATCGCCAGCGTGTGCGCCGGGGTCTGTTCCTCCTTCTCCAACGCACGCCGGACGATGCCCGCCAGTGTCGCGTACAACGCGCTCGGCTTGTCCGTGGGGTAGAGGTTGACGTGTTCCGCCGCAACCTCGTCCCGCATCATCGCGGCGAAGTGCTGGAACCCGCTTGCCGTCGCGTCACGCTGCACGGGCAAATGCACCGCCGCGTCCTTCTTCATCAGTGCCCGACACGCCACAAGGAACTGCAACGGGTTCTCAGCCTCCCGCCAGAACCCCGTGTTCCTCGGGTCCGACGCCGACCGCCCAATCTCGCGGATGTTCTCTTTCACCCACTCGATGCGGTCCTCGAATGAAATCTTGTCGTGGCCGAACATGGTCGCGGCCTGAATCGCCACCTGCCGCGTCACGTCTGGCCCATCCACCGGGTCGGCAAACTCAATCAGCGACCGCTGCAAGTCGTTCCCGTAGTGGTTGAGGTACTGCGGCTTGGCATACGCACGGCTGCGGAAGTCCGCTTGATGCGGCATGTAAAGTCGAGGCTCGTCCATGAACTCGCGGGCGACCTGTCGAGCGTTGTACGCCGTGATGAACTCGCTCTCGTTCTTCAAGTTCTCGCGGCGAACCCGCACCCGCTCATTGCGCCATTCGCGTTGCACAGCCTCGTCGTCCGTGCCGGGCTTCGGCGGAAGGTCCAGCGACGTAGCACGCGGCAAGCCCGCGATGCCGCCACCTTCTTCCATAAGTGCGTCAACAACCCCAAGTTGCCACTTATTTACCCGCGCCGCAGTATTTCCAAGTGCCGTCAACCCATCGAGATACTCTGCCATCTGCGGCAAGTTGTCTCGCAGCACCGACCGCTGGGCAGGTGTGGACTGCGTGATGATCCGCATGGGGAGCGTGATGTACCCGCCCCGCGTGCTGTCCTCGTGCTTGTACGGGGGCACCACCATCGGCGGATAGATCACGCGAAGGTCCGCAAGTGCGGCCTCGTCGTAGGCGATGGTCCTGCGCACCGCGTCGTCCAGCCGGAACTGCTTGCTCGTCTTGACGCCCTTCCGCACCGTGTCCCGATGGAACGCCAGTGCGAACGGCTGGCCCTCGTCGGCAGCGGAACACGCGCCAACAGCATCCCAGACGAAGTGCTGCCCCACGCGAACGCACATCAGCGGGTCGTAGATCGCGTCTTGGTCAAGGACCGCCGCGTACTTGTTCACGTCAGAGGGCTTGATCGCGTTGCGACGCCGCTTCTTGAACATGGCGCGGATGAGGTCGTACTTCTTTTCCTTCTGCCAGCGGTCGAGTTGGGCCTGAGCGAGAATCGCACGCCCGACCAACCCGAACATGCGAGCCTGGTTCACGCGGTTGCCGGTGAACAGGGCGTTGAGCATCACCGTCAGTGTGATTGCTGCCGCCTTCTTGGGCGTAACAAGCAAGTACGGGGCGACGGCTTCCGTGCGCGTCCACTTGCCTTCCTGCATCAGTTGTCGTCGCTTCTGGCGAATGGCGATGTTGAGGGCAACGGCCCAATGAGCAAGCCACCGGCGACCGGGCGGGGTCGATGCGATGCGGCCCTTCTCGTGGGCCTTGTCGCGGTCGCGCCAGTACGCATCGCGTCCGCGTTGCTTGCCTTTGCGTTCGATGAGAACCTGCCGGTCGAAGTCCGTTCCTTGCAGCAGTCCGGGCATCATGCCTCCTTGTGCGTTGTGTACGTTTTGTACAACTCCACCGAAATCTCCTTGACCTTCTCGGACTCGTCGTAGTGACCGATGCGATTCTGCAACGTCACCCACGCCCAGCGAAGCATCTTGTGGACGCGCTCAAAGTCAGCCGCGCCGCAGACGTGCGCCCACGTCATGCCATCGTGGGCAAGCCCCATATGGCAGCACCCGTCGCACTTGAGGTAGATCGGGCATATTGCCTCCCACTGGCAGGGAATCTTGCAGTCGTCGTCTTCCCAACCCTGCACGTCGTAGACAGTGGCACTCGCGGAGTAATCGTCGCAATTCTTGATGACCATGAAGAAGTCCACTCGTCCTCGCTCGTCACAAAGAGTTGGGTACGACGGGTCGTAAACGGTCGGCCCTTTGGTTTCGCTCATGCTACTTCCCTCCTGCCCGCTGGCTGCTCTTGGGCCAAACGCCACCGAAAACATGCACCCACACAAGGACCACGAGCGCGACGGCTAGAAACGCGGCCTTTGTTTCAGTGTCCACGTTGGCCTCCTGCCCGCTCAAGGGCTTGCTGCTGTTCGTCGGTTGCCGTCCACACGATCTGCTCGCGGTTGCGTTGATGGTGCCACGCCGCCAACACATCCCGATCCGCCTTCGCCTGGGCGAGTTCGGCTCTCAGGTCTTCAACTACGTCGTATGCCCTGTCAGTGTCGTCGTGTTCGCTCATCGCTTCCCCCCCTTCTTCGCTGCGGGCTTGCGGTTAAGGATGCGAAGAACCTCCCAAGCCGCTTTGGTTGTGTCGTCCCCACTCAAATGCCACGGCGGTATCGCTGCTGTGTCCGCCCACTCCCTCACCAACCTCACCGTCTCCGCGTCGTGCGCGGAAGTGTCAACTGCTGGCAACTTTCGGGATTTTGACAGTTTACGCTTCGCCATTGGTCGCCTCCCCGATGTTTACCTGCGTGGTGTCGTATCTCGGTGCGTCTGCGGTCTTGGTGTCAAACCGGGCCTCGCACTTGGTACATCGCCAGCGAAGTCGCTCGGGCTTCCAGAACGTCGCGGGTTGCCAAGTCGGGTAGCACCGATTTGCCGCCCCGCACTTGATGCAGGTGCAAATGGCTGTCTGGTCTGGTTCGCGGTTCACGATTGGGTACTCACTGAGCATTGGTTTCTCCTTCCCCCGCGCCGTCGCTGGTGGGTGACGGCGGGAGGGTGACGCGGGCGCGGGCGGAGAGATAGTGGCGGATTTCCGTCGTCGGCTCGTTCGGTATGTCAATGGCTACGTCTGCCGCCCTCACGCACGCTTCGAGGCGTTCGATATAGTCGAGGGCGGCGCGTGCCTCCACCTTCAACATCGGCCATTCACAAATGCTGCCCGAGACGCAGCCTTGCCCGAGGGCTTCAAGGTTGGGGTAGTTACTCACGGTTAACCTCCTCTTCGCTCACGCCCACGGCGCGGAGTGCGGCGAGGCAGATGGCGGTGGCGGGGTTGGCGTGGGTCGCCAGCCCCCTGTTGTGGTCCTCCTTGTTCGTTCCGAAATACGCCTCCCAATCGCCCCACTTCTGCAATGAGAAATCGGCACCGTCTCGGTACTCGGGTGGCAACTTGTCGATGGTGGCAGCGGCCACCTCCATCGCCTGGTTCGTGTCGCGGGTGGGGTTCCACTTCTGGACGCCTTCGGTTGGGCAATCGTGGCGAGTGTCGATGTCTGACGCGGCGATCTTCTGATACCGCTTGCCGTCTTCCTCCCAACACTCCTGACGCCGCTTCTTCCACGGCTCGCGTCCATCCGTCACAAGAAGGATCATGCGGTAGTCGCCACGCTGTTCGCGCCAGAACTGGTAGCCCATAACCCGTTCCGCCACAAGCCGGTTGATGTTGTTGTCGTTCACTGTCCAGCCTCCTTCACCTCAACGCCATCGGCGGCGAGGGTGTCAATGTCGTTGCTCATGCTGCCACCGTCCTTTCCGTTGCCGCCCGAATCTGAGCCTTCGCCCACACGCGGGCCGCTGCTTCCTGCAATGAGCCCGCGAACCACTCGCCGCCCAATCCGATTCCCCTGTCGCCGTCCGCAATCGCTTCCGCCACCGACGCGACGGCCTTGATGACGCTGCGGTATCCGCTGTAGCCGACAACGCTAGCGACCTGTTCCAGTGTCGCGCTCGTGTAATGCCGAAGCGTGTACGACGCGAGTTGCTTTGCGTACACCGCTCGGGGCGTCCCGTGTGTTTCCTCCCACACCTTGACTTCCTCGCGTGCCGCCTCCAAGACGTACCTGAACGGAATCACCATGCCTGCCCTCTGCTTTCGTCGATGTTCTCGAACCGCGTGCGTTCCGCGTTCCAGCGCAGATCGACAACGCCCGTGGGTCCGTTTCGCTGTTTCGCTACGATCAACTCGGCCTTGCCCACCTTGTCGGGGTTCGCGGCCAACCACTCGGGATCGCTGATGTGGTAGTAGTCCTCGCGGTGCAGTAGCAGCACCACGTCGGCATCCTGCTCGATGCTGCCGGACTCGCGCAGGTCTGACATGCGGGGCTTGTTGCCCTCGCGCGACTCGGCACCGCGATTCAACTGCGAGAGGCAGATCACCGGCACGTCCAACTCGCGGGCCAGGGACTTGATGCCACGGCTGATGGCCGAGACTTCCACCTGTCGGCTCTCGCGTGCCTGCGCCGGGCTGGTCAACAACTGCATGTAGTCGATGACGATGGCACAGACCGGCACGCCCTCACGCTTGCGGGCCAGCACCCGGCGGCGGGCCATGTTGCGGAGTTGGGTAATGGTCAACCCCGCCCGGTCGATAATGTCAATCGGCATCTTCGCAACCGTGTCGGCGGCACCGAGAACGCGACGGTACTGGTCGCCGCCCATTGTTCCGTTGCGGAGAACGGGCAGGTCAACGCCCGCATGTGCGGACGCGATACGGTCCCACAGGGCTTCGGCGGACATTTCCAGCGAGAACAGGAGGATCGCCCCCGCCTCGGTCCCGCAAATGCCCTCGGCCATGTTCACGGCCAGGGCGGTCTTGCCCATGCTCGGGCGGGCAGCGACGATCACCAACTCGCCGGGCTGGAACCCGCTGGTCATGGCGTCCAGCCGGAAGAATCCCACCTTGACGCCGCGATTGCCCTTTGGCGAGTCCAGTGCCGCGAGCCGGGCGGTCGTCAGTTCCTTCATCGTCCGAACCACGGCCTGCGACTTCGCTTCGGTCAGTTCGATTGCCGCGCTCTGGTACTCGTCCAGAACCACGGTCACGGCGTCCGAGTCGGTGGGGTCAATGTCGTAGGCTTTGTGGACGGCCTGCCCCGCGTTCACCACAAGACGGCGCAAGGCTGCCGACTGCCCGACGATCTTGGCGTAGGTCACGGCTCCTGCGGCGGACGGCACGCTCTCGGCCAGTTCCCGAAGGTACTCGCCACCGCCCACGGCCTCGAACAGATTGCCGTTCTTGATCGCCTCAATGAGCAACACAAGATCAATACGTCCCATGCGGTCGATGATGTCACATGCCACCCGGTAGATCGCCGCGTGCCGCTCGTCGTAGAAGTCCTCGGGGCTGGCGATGTGGGTTTGCACGTCGGCAAGCACGTTCGGGTCGTTGAGAATGGCACCCAAAAGGCTCATCTCGGCATGGACCGCTTTCGGCACCGGGCGATTGAACAAGGCTTCGAGGTTGACGATCGGCGCGTTACGCGGCATGGTGGTTCTCCTTGACCATCGCCACGAACTCTGGCGGGGGTGTATTGACGAACTGAGACTTGGGCCAGTTGGCAAACTTCGCGTGCTTGGCCTTCAAAGCCTCTACGATTCGCTCTACGGCGTCCGAAGGCAGTTGACGGACCATCAGGGCATCCGACTCTCGGGCGTCTCTAATCGAATCTAATGGCGTTGTAGCCTTGAGCCACGGTTTACCCGCGAGCCAACGGTCGATGCGGGGTGCAAACCGATCCGCCCATCCGGGATTGCTCTTGGCCTTCGCAAGAGCGGCCATGATCGCCGGTGCATGTTGGTCCAGGTTCTTGCGATACCAGTGCAGCCGGGCGTGTCCGGGGTCGGGCCGCTTGTTCTCGGGGTAGGCGTGAAAGAACACCTCAAACGGCTCGACGGCGTTAGAACCAGAAGACAGAATACATTCTTCTTCTTCATCTTCTACGAACGGGATAACCTCAGGCTTAAGGGGGGGGTTGGACTTTTGGTTAACCCGGGGGTTGGACTTTTGGTTAACCAAATCGCCAACCAAAGCCGGATTGCCACCCTTGACCCCATTTGTTCGGTAGATTTCCGTACGCTTGGCGTCCCGAACCATGCGGCGGCAGTAGATAACCCCGTCCTCAATCGAGTAGACGCCCATCTCGTCCAGTTCTTTGAGCAGCGGTCCAACGTCGGCCACGTCCGCGCCGACGATCCGGGCAAGGGATGCCACAGACGGGGGCTTGTCCTTGATGATGAGATACCCACGCCGGGGCGACTCGTACATCAGGCAGATCATCTCAAACCACAGCCCACGCGCGGCGAGTGAACACGCCCGCAACTCGGGGTCTTTCTTCCAATCCCCGATGTAGAACTGCAATGCTGGTCGCTTGTCCTTCGCCATTTTCGCATCCTTGCGTTACTTCCACCACGTCTCGCCGGTCTTCTTGAGTCCGTTCCGCCTGCGGTAGTCCGCCGCCCTGAGTTTCGCGTCGTGGATTTTCTCGCTGTAGGTGTTTTCCCCGGTGCTTTTCACGGCATCGCCTATGCAAGAAACACACAACTTGCGGGTAGGGCTGTCGAGGGGTCCGAAACATTGGGGGCACTTCATCCGGTCCTCCTGACGGTCATAACCAACTTCGCCTCGTCGCCCTTCTCGATGGTCATGGGCAGGTGCGTGAGGCCCGAGTCGTCGTCGATCAACCCCGCGTCCCGAAGCCCGTCGAAGTAGGCTTTGCAACGGGCGAGCAAGTTGTCCTGGTCACGCTTGCGGGCGTCCGTGAACGTCCACGCGAGTTGGACCGATGCCCGCGTCCATCGCGGCTCGTCGCGGTTCAGGGCACCCATCGCCACCAACTTCGCGGCCTGCCGGTGCTGCTTCGTTACCTTCGCCTTCGCCATGTAGTGCGGGCGTGCGTTGGGCGACAGCATGGGGCTGGGGACTGGTAGCGTGAGCGTGACGTGGTTCATGTTCATCCCTCGTTCATCTCCGCGCGTTCATCGCGGGCCTTGCGTTCTGCCAAGTCCTGTTCCAGGGCCGCGCGGAGTTTGGCAAGGGCGCGTTTCTCGCCGTCGATGACCGCGTTCTTGCTAATGCCCAGAATGCGCCCAACCTCGCGGCAGGAGCGGATCGGGGCGGTTAGTGGGTCGCGGTCGGTCAAGGTGCACCGCCGATCCCGTTCGCGGCGTCGAAGGCGGCGAGGGCTTCCTGCGTGTAGATCAGCCGCCGCATCGCCGGACCCTGCCTGCTGACAACGGCCATGTGGTCGGGAAGATCGAGAAACGCTTTCAGTGCCGCGTCTCTTTCGGATACCAACCTCTCCCGCTCCTTCGCGCGCTCGGCGTCGGCGGTGCTGGGGAGCATGTAGACGCGACTTTCGCCAGCGTCGGGGGCAAGCCTCTCTGTGCACGCGACCGAAGTTGTGTAGTTCCCTCCCGGTCTAGCGGTGTCCCACACGCGGACCCATCGCCGAGGAACCGGCTTCGCCTCAACCTCCGTCGCGGTGATGATGTTGGTGTTCACGCTCACTTCTTCCCCCCCCGCCGCGTCTTCGGCGGCTTGCTTGCGGAGCCTGCGAACTTCTAGCGATGCGTACATGGGCACGGGCCTTGCGCCGTCATAGCCACCGCCCCCGCTGTCGCAGGTAATGCCGTCCGTTCCCGGCAGGCGTTCGATGTCAATGCCAAGCCTGAACGCCAAGTCGGAAAGCACGCGGTCCTCGGACTCTTTCAACAAGCGATCGACTTCCATCGCGCAGACAAACTCCCTGCCGTCCGGAGTCGCGGCGAGAATCACGTCTCCGTGTGTGTGCGGAAGTCGGATCACTCTCGCACGCTCGGCGGTGAGGGCGGCAGCGTGGTCGCTGTACCGCACATGCGTCCCGTTGTCGTCCGCCACCATCGCGTCCCCGTGTACCGGGTTGTACCTGTTCATCCGCTGCTCCTTTCGTGAGCCGTCGCCGCAAACAGAACGCCCTGCGCCGCCGCTGCCGACAGCCGCCGCTCGCTCATTGCGACGTACTCGGGATTTAGTTCAACGCCAACGTACCGCCGTTGGTGCTTGATGCACACAAGCCCCGTGGTGCCGCTCCCGTTGAACGGGTCGAGAACCGTCCCGCCTTCTGGTGCGCCAGCGAGGATGCACGGCTCGATCAACTTCGGCGGGAACGTGGCAAAGTGGGCTTCGCTGAACTGTGCGGGCGAGACGGTCCAGACGGAGCGGCGGTTTTTCGTTTCTCTGCCGCCCGGTTGGTTGTGAAGTCCTCCGCGAATCTCGAACCCCGTCCCGCCTTCTGCTGTTGGGCGAATCTTCCCAACCGTTCTGTATTCGGTGTCGGTGGTTTGTTCCGCGATCGCCTCCGCATCGAAGTGATACCGCTCCGACTTCGACAGCAGGAAGATGTACTCGTGCGCCTTTGTGCAACGATCCGTCACGCTCTCGGGCATCGGGTTCGGCTTGTGCCAGATGATGTCCTGACGGAGATACCAGCCGTCCGCTTGGAGGGCGAGGGCGACACGCCACGGGATTCCAACCAAGTCCTTCGACTTCAGACCAGCCGGAACGCCTCGCTGCTTTGACTGGTAAACGGCGTCGTCGTGATAGCCGTCGCCAACGCCCCTCAACCGCTGATCGCGGTCGGCGTCGTCGCGGCCCGTCTTCCCGCCAGCGTAACTATCCCCAAGATTCAACCAGAGCGTGCCGTCGTCTTTCAGCACCCTTCGCACCTCGCCGAACACCTCGACCATCTTGGCGACGTACTCCGCTGGCGACTTCTCCAGCCCGATCTGCCCCGGATGCCCGTAGTCGCGCAGACCCCAGTACGGCGGCGACGTAACGCACGTCTGGACCGATCCCGATTCCATCGCGCGGAGCGATTCGAGAACGTCGCCGTGGATGACTCGCCAGTCGCTCATGCTCCACCCCCAACCCGCTCGCGCCCCGCATCCGTGATCTGGTACACGTCGCCATCGCGCACCTCCCCGCGTTCTTTTCGCCCATCCATCCACTCCACCAACTTCACCTTCACCTTCGCCATGCCGCTCTCGAAATGGCGGGCGACTTCGTACTTGCTCATGCCCAACTTCGCGCCGATTTCCGCGAAGGTCATGGGCTTGTTCGCGGCGATTGCTTTGCATGTCTCGCTGCGCTCAGGGCGCAGGCGGTTGCGGCGGGTCATTGGGCACCCCCAACCGCCAGGCGATTCACCATCGCCGCGTTGCCGAACCGCGTCTTCCGCGTGTCGGGGCCAGCGGCGACAATGTGGTGCTTTCGCAACTGCGACATAATCGAGGTCACGGTGGACTGCGGCCAGTGGATGAACCGCACGATCAACTCGTCGTCGGTCATGCCGTTGCCGCCAGAGTCGTGCATTGCCAGCAGCAGGCGGTGCCCGCGATGCTTCGTGATGCCAGACCCCGCCAACTTCGCGGCCATCTGGTGCGACGTGATCGGGTGCCCGTTGCCAACGAGCGGCATCTTGCACAGAATCGCCTCGTACTTGGTCACTGCGGCTTGCAGTGCCGCATCCCAATCGGATCGCGGGGCCGTCCATCGCACTTGGCCGCTCATCGGGTCCGTGGTCGTTCTGAAAAGCGAGTCCATTCGTTCACTCCTAATCCCCTGCCGTCGCTGTCGCGCTGGCAGGTTGTCGCACCCTCACGCTGTTTGTTCAATCACGCGAGGGCGGTCTACCCGGCAACACGCCGGGCTTGAATTGGCTGCGTCCCCTTTCGAGTTCGCAGCCAACGTGGGAGACTCGGAAACCCCCGCGCCGCCGTTGGGCGATGCGGGAGGAGGGGGAGAAAGAGGAGAAGCCGCGCCCGTCGCCGTCACGCGGCGGGGCGGTGTGGTGTCTAAAACGGGATTTCGGGATCGGGGTCCATTGCCGCCGCAACCGCAGGTCGCCGCGATGGTGCGTTCGTCGTCCGCGCCGCTGGCTTCTGCTCCGGCTCGCCGCTGGGCTTGCCGCCGAGGAACTGGAAGTCCTCGACTTCAATGCGGGTCTTGCTTTGCTTCACGCCGTTCTTGTCGTCCCACTGTTCCAGCCGCAGACGGCCCTGGACGCTGAGCGCATCGCCCTTCTTGACGAACCGTGCAATGGCCTCGCCGCGCGTGCCCCAACACTGGCACTCGCCGAAGTAAACCTCTTCCTTCTGCTCGCCGTTCTTGGACTTCCACTTGTGATTGGTGGCGATACCAAAGTTGGTAACGCTCGTCTCGCCAACGGCCTTCGTCTCGGGGTCGCGGGTCAAGTGCCCGATGAGAAACACCTTATTCAGATTCGGCATCTTCGCTGTCCTTTCCGCCCAACATGCGGGCACGCTTCACAACCAACTCGTTCTTGACTTCTTCCTTGAACCACTCGGGCGGCATGACGTGGCCGTAGTCCTTCATCACGCTCGCGGGCTTGAACGCACCCGCCGCCAGATACCGCGTCATCTCTTCAACCCCGCCCTGCTCCAACAGGAACGCGGCAACGTCTTGGGGCTTCACGATCTTCTTGGTGCGCTTCTTGCCGACGTAGTACCGAACGTCCCCGTTCACTACCTCGCGGTCGCCGAGGTGGGCAATCGCTGCCGTCGCCAGTGCGTCTGAGAACTTCTTCAACTCGGCCCGCAGCGTGTCAATCGCGTCGTAAGCGCGGATGAGGTCGGCGTCGTCGG